ATATTCCAGCGTATCTGGATTGTTTAAGAAATCTAAAATTGAAGAATTTAAAGCTGTCTCTGAAAATGTTCAAGAATTTTTGAACTATAAAAAGGGAAGCCCATTATTCAACAAGGTTTCAGCTAAATATGACGAAAATAATAATATTTCTGCTGTTAAAATGCCTCGTTTGAAAATTAGAAACGAAGGAAAGATCCTTTCTTTTGCTTGGAAAACTCCAAATGCACAAGTTACTTACCAAAGAACAAAAGCAAAAGGTGTTATCAAAGAAAATAATTTCTTGAGAGCAATCAATGATCTTCGCAAAGCTAATGCAGTTTCTGATACTCAAGAAGTAGAAGTTACTCTTGAAAATATTGTTGGTGCATGGCCAAGTATTGTTTACCTTACTCATTCAGAATTAGCAAACATGATTAAGGAAGCACTACAAGCATCCGAAAGCAATAACTATGATGATAATACCTGTTTATTCATGGCAGAAGGAATCTTAAGAACTGCTCACCATGCTTATTCTGAAAGCGTAGAAAGAGTATTCAATATTGCAAATATTGAATCTAATGAAAGCTTTGAATCTTATCAAGAAGCTTGCGAAAAACTTTTCCCAGTTCTTGATGAACAACACCAAAAAGAAGTTCAATCTTTTATAGATGTTTATAAAATGCTTGATGAAACCTTGAATATTGTTGCAAGAAATAATGGCGACAAAGTAGTAAAAGCTAAAATTTCTGAAGCTTTAGAAGCTTTGAATTCTATAATTTCTGGTGAAACAGAATTAAATTACAATACCTTGGAAGAAAGCAATAATGTCATCAAATCATTGACTGAAGCTTTTAACATTCCAATGGCAAGCAGCACTATTGGTAGTTATGACAAGCCACATACATCTTTAGGTGGTGATCATCCTATTCTTGCTAAAAAGGCTAAAATTGATGCCTTCCCAAGCAAGTTTAATGGTGATTACAAGGGTGCCGTAACTTCTGATGGCAATAAGGTTGGCGTAGATGATTCAGCTAAATCTGCATATACTGCAAGTGGCAAAGACATCTTCCCAAGCTTAAGCAATCCCTATGTACAAAAAGATGTTATTCCTCAAGTAAATGATACAAATCCAAATACTTTGGAAGGGGATAACTTAGCTACTAATCAAGGCAATGATACTTGGCCAAACTTGACCAATCCTTATATTCCAAAAAATGGAATGACTTTGGACCAAAGTTTCATGCACTTAAATGCAAGTGACAAAAACTAAATAATTAAGGAGGTATTATGAGTATGTTATTAATAGATTCCTGCCTTAATAGTAATGTTAGCCTTACACTTAACGAAAATGCAAACGGAGTTGTAAAATTCCGTGGTAAATTCCAAGCGTGTAATGAAGCCAATAAAAATGGCAGAATGTATCCAGAACAAGTTTTGAAAAATAATGTAGAAACTTTAAATGATATTATTAAAGCTAGAGGTTTGGTAGGTGAGTTAGATCACCCTACTGATTCTATTGTTCACTTTGAACATGCTTCTCACTTGATTACTAAATTATGGTGGGAAGGCAATTCTTTGATGGGAGAAGGAGAAATCCTTAGTACTCCCTATGGGCGAACTCTTCGAGCACTTCTCAACGATGGTGTTAGAGTAGGCATCAGCAGCCGTGGCGTTGGAAATGGCAAAACTAACGAAAGTGGCGTATTAGTTATTAGCGAAGGCTATAAACTTATCACTTTTGATATTGTTGCTGATCCAAGTACCAATGGTGCTTTCCAAGAAAAAATCGTTGCAACAAAGGAAAGTTTCCAAAACTTTCCTGAAAATAATTCCACTATTTTGCAAAAAAATAATAATACAAGCATACATAAAGTAAATAAAGACGCTTTAGTTGCTTGCATTGGCGGAATTATTAAATCACATACTTCCAGCTTAAAAGAGAGGTTAGGATAATGGATAAAATTACTGAATCATTGAAGAATTTGATCCCACAAGATCAATTAAACGAAGTTGCCTCGGCTGTTAAGGAAATGTTATCCTCAGCTAAGGGAGAACTCGAAAAAGAATACAATACCAATTTGGAAGAAGCTTATAAACATCTTACTTCTGATTTGGAAAAAGCCGAAAAAACTGCATACCATGGCTATCAAGAAGCTTATGAAATCATCACCGATCTTCGCAATCGCTTAGAATCGCAAAAAGATGAATTCAACTCTTCTCTTGAAGAAGGCTATGAAGAAGCATATCAAATGCTCCTTACAGAACGCAGCAAAAATAAGGATATCGAAACTTCTTTATACGAAGAATACGATTCCAAATTAGGCGAAATGAAAAACTATATCGTAGAAAAAGTCGATCAGTTCCTTCAACAAAAAGGTGCTGAAATCTACGAACAAGCAAGGAAAGATATCGTTAGCGATCCTTCCTTGGTCGAACACAAAGTTGTTCTTAGTAAAATCGTTGATATTACTTCCGATTATATGAAGAACGAAGATGTTTCTTTTGTTACTACTAATAAAATCAATGAAGCTTCCAAGCACATTGAAGAACTTCGTAGTCAATTAAGAATTTTAGAAGCTCGTAGCATTAGACTCTCTACTGAAAATACCAAACTTAACGAAACCGTTAAGAAGTTTAACCACATGGTAAATGAATCCAGAGTCGCTGCTCCTGCTTTGAAAAATAAAAAAGCTCAGGTTATTTCTGAGCAGAATGAAAGAGTTGAAAAAGTAAAGAATGCATCGGGGAGAGGACATATTGACACCGAAAATGTTCAGGTTATTGCGGAATATAACTCTGGAAAAGGTGCGAACAACGAATTACTAGTTCTTTCTGGTGTTAAGAAAAGTAACTAACCCTAATTGAAAGGTTTTAAACAATGAACGCAAATGCTAAATTTTTAACTGAAAGCAAGGAACTTGTTTCCCGCTGGGGTACCACTGGTATTCTTAACGGAATCACTGATCCTAATATCAAATCTGCCACCGCAGTTCTTTTAGAAAATCAAAGACTTATTAATGAAGTATCTACTGACACTAGCGATGTTGCACAATTCAAACGAATCAGTATTCCTTTGGTTCGTAGAATTTACCCCCAGTTGATTGCTAACAAAATTGTTAGTGTTCAACCACTACTTGGTCCTACTGGCCTTGTTTATTATCTCCGCTTCCGTTATTCATCCAATAAAGGTGCTATTCGTGGTGCATCTAATAATGGTGGATTTCCTGGCGATGATGCAAACAGCTTACAACAACTTGCTGATGGTACTGGAAATCTTGATATTTACTACAGCAGCCAGTTTGTACAAAATGAAAGTCACACCGATGCTGGTGCAACTACTAGTTTTACTTTTGTAGCTGAACATACTCCAATCTTAGCTGGTACTATGACTGGTACTATCTATGATGGCGGTGTTGCTATTCAAACTTTCAACTTCGATACATCAGGCAATTTCAACGCAACTGATATTGGTACACCTACTGACAAGGCTACTAATGGAAGTATTGATAACTCTACTGGGTTAATTACTTTCACTATGAATAATGCTTTAGGTGCTTCTAGTGTTGTATTGAACTATCAGTATAACATGGAATGTAATCAGGACCTTCCTGAAATCAACCTTGTTATTGAATCTGAAGAAATCGCTGCTAAAACCCGTAAGCTTAAGGCTGTTTGGTCTTATGAAGCTCAACAAGATCTTCGTAGCCAACATAACCTTGATGCTGAAGCTGAATTGACCGCTGTTCTTGCTCAAGAAATTAATCTTGAAATTGATCGTGAAATTCTTCAAGATCTTCGCTTGAACGCTGGCACCGTAGCAGCTTGGGACTACAGCACCGCTTTAGGTGATACAGTTAAGGAAAAATATGAATCCCTCTATGTTAAAGTAGTTGAGGTTTCTAATGTTATCCATCGTAAGACCCTTCGTGGTGGTGCAAATTGGTTGGTAACTTCCCCTGAAGTTGCTTCAATCTTTGAAACAGCTACCGCAGGTTTTGCTCCTGCTCCTAGCGAAACTTTCACCTCTTCTTTAGGTGTACAGTATGTTGGTACTATCAACAATCGTTGGAGGCTCTATAAAGACCCATTGTTCCAATCTAATCAGATCTTGATGGGTTATAAGGGTGACAGCTATATGGACAGTGGTTATTTCTACTGCCCCTATGTTCCACTTACCCAGACTCCTACCGTCTTAGACCCAGAGAGCTTCTGCCCAAGGCGTGGTATTCTTACCCGTTATGGTAAGAAATTCTTGCGTGAAGGTGCGAAGTTTTATGCTCGCCTTTCCATTGCAAATTTTATTATTTAGCGTAAAGCCTTGCTAGACAAGGACTCATGCTC